TCTACAGGGTGCTTTATCAGCCAAGGTAATCAAAGATTTGCCTATATACCTCCCACCAGTAGAAAAGAATGTTAAAGACATTGCTAAAAGCCTCTCGTTTGATGAGGCAGTACAGATCGTACAACTTGAGACAGGCATGTCCAAGGCCCTCTCAGAGGTAGCCGCTCGTCTCATTTTTGATGAGATTGCTAATAGTTCCGGGGACCAGAAGTGAGTCCTTAGGTGGAAACACCTCGTGCTGATTCGATAAATCAGAGTTACTGCCGTAATTAGTCGGCAAAAGGTAAAGATAGAAACATGGCTGATAAAGTTAACGGAGCCGACTTCAAGGCGCTTCTCGCC